ATGACAGTGCCCGCCCCCATATTCCTGAATTTCCGTTTTTCCGTGAAAACCAAAGTCGCCGATTCAACTAAAAAGCCTGTCCGCACCCACGGCACCCTGGGCCCCGCTCCCGTGGTCGATACGCCGCTGATGCGCCAGTATTATGAGCTCAAGCAGGCGCACCCCGGCGCCGTGCTCCTGTTCCGGGTCGGCGACTTCTACGAAACCTTCGGGGAAGATGCCGTAACGGCCTCGCGCATTCTCGACATTACGCTCACCAAGCGCGGCGCGGGCACGGCCTCCGAAACGCCGCTGGCCGGCTTTCCCCACCACGCCCTCGACAACTACCTGCCCAAGCTGGTGCGCGCCGGCCAGCGCGTCGCCATCTGCGACCAGCTCGAAGACCCCAAGCAGGCCAAAGGCCTCGTCAAGCGCGGCATTACGGAGCTCGTGACGCCCGGCGTGAGCCTGCACGACAACGTGCTGGACCGCCGTTCTAATAATTACCTCTGCGCCGTGCATTTCGGCAAGCAGGAAGCGGGCATTTCGTTTCTGGATATCAGCACCGGTGAGTTTCTGGTGGCCCAGGGCACTATTGATTACCTGGGTAAGCTGCTCCAGAACTTTCAGCCGGCGGAGGTGCTGTTCTGCCGCAAAAGCCGGGCGGAGTTCGAAGGGCATTTCGGTCCCGACTTCTGCCATTTTGCGCTCGACGAGTGGGTGTTCGGCTTCGACTACTGCCACGACACGCTCACGCGCCACTTCAACACGGCTTCGCTCAAAGGCTTCGGCATTGACGGGCTGCGTGAGGGCATCACGGCGGCGGGCTGCATCATGCACTACCTCGCCGAAACCAAGCACACCGACGTAGGCCACATCGGTAGCGTCGGGCGGCTGGAGGAAGACAAGTACGTGTGGCTCGACCGGTTTACGGTGCGCAACCTGGAGCTGGTACAGGCCCAGCACCCCGGCGGCGTGCCGCTCATCGACATTCTCGACCAGACCGTGACACCGATGGGCGCGCGCCTGCTGCGCAAGTGGGTGGTGCTGCCCCTCAAGGAGCCCGCCCAGATTCAGCGCCGCCTCGACACGGTGGAGGCCCTGCTGCAGACGCCCGAGCTGCTGGAAGACCTGCTGCAGCACCTGCGCCAGATCAACGACCTGGAACGCCTGATTTCCAAGGTGGCGGTGCGGCGCATCAACCCGCGCGAGCTGCTGCAGCTGGCCCGCGCCCTGGAAGCCATCAGCCCGATTCGGGAGCAGCTGGCGGCCTCCGGCATCCGGGCCCTGCAGAAGCTGGCCGACCAGCTGAACCCCTGCGCCGCGCTGCGCGACGAAATCCGGGCTAAGGTTCGGGAAGACGCCCCTATTCTTACCAACCAGGGCGGCGTGCTCAACGATGGCGTAAATACGGAGCTGGATGAGCTGCGGGCCATGGCGTTTTCGGGCAAAGACTACCTGTTTCAGCTGCAGCAGCGCGCCGTGCAGGAAACCGGTATTTCGTCGCTGAAAGTGGCCTACAACAAGGTGTTCGGCTACTATCTGGAAGTCACGAACGCGCACAAAGACAAAGTGCCTGCTTCCTGGATCCGGAAGCAGACGCTGGTGAATGCCGAGCGCTACATCACGGAGGAGCTCAAAACCTACGAGGAGAAGATTCTGCACGCCGAGGAGCGTTTGTTCGTCATCGAGCAGAACATCTACAATGACCTGGTGCTGTTTGCGGCGGAATACGTGGCCCAGATTCAGCAGAATGCCCGTGCCATTGGAGTAGCCGACTGCCTGGCTTCCTTCGCGGCCACGGCCCGCCAGCACCGCTACGTGAAGCCCACCGTCGACGATTCGACGCTACTCGACATTCGGGCTGGCCGCCACCCCGTGATTGAGCGTCAGCTGCCCCCCGGCGAGCAGTACATCCCCAACGATATCTGCCTCGACCAGGACGACCAGCAGATTGTGGTGATTACGGGACCCAACATGGCCGGTAAATCGGCGTTGCTGCGCCAGACTGCCCTGATTGTACTGCTGGCCCAGATTGGCTCCTTCGTACCCGCCGATGCGGCTCACATTGGCGTCATCGACAAGATTTTCACCCGCGTCGGTGCTTCCGACAACCTGAGCAAGGGCGAAAGCACCTTCATGGTGGAAATGACCGAAACCGCCAGCATCCTCAACAACCTCTCCGACCGGAGCCTCGTGCTGATGGACGAAATCGGGCGGGGCACCAGCACCTATGATGGTATCAGCATTGCCTGGGCCATTGTGGAACATCTGCACAACTCGCCTAAAGCGCGCGCCAAAACCCTGTTTGCCACGCACTACCACGAGTTGAACCAACTGGCTGATGACTGCCCGCGGGTGCGCAACTACAATGTAGCTGTGAAGGAAGCCGATGGCCGCATTCTGTTTCTGCGCAAGCTGCGCGAAGGCGGCTCCGAGCACAGCTTCGGTATTCATGTGGCCCGCATGGCCGGCATGCCCACTTCCGTGGTGCTGCGCGCCAACGAAATCATGCACCATCTGGAGCAGGAGCGCACTTCGGCCGGCATAGACCCCGACACGCCCACCGAGTTTGACGACGTACTGGCCGGCCTGGAAGCACAATCTGACGGCAAGATAATTCCGCTGAACGGCGCGGCGGCCGCACCGGAACCGACCCGCCGCGGCCCCAAAGCGCAACCGGCTGCAGCCGTGCACACTGCTCCCCGCCCCAGCTTGCAGCTTAGCATGTTCGAGCCCGCCGACCCGGTTATGGAACGAGTCCGGGAGCTGCTGGAGAAGCTGGACGTCAACACACTCACGCCCATAGAAGCCCTACTCAAGCTTAATGAGCTGAAGCTGGCCGCCGGTGGCAAATAACCAAGCGGCCTCCGCAGGCCCTGAGCAGACTAGTTCCAGCGGCAAAAGGCCCTTTCATATTGTTGTTACTTTCTCCCTCTTCGATTCCGGCGCGCATAGCGCACAACAAGAGCAAAATTTTTCTCCCTGATACTGAGCAAAAACCATCTTGCCGGAGGAAAAAAACGCGTTTTTTTTCAGCGCAGGTCTTGACAGAAAGAAAAGTCGTTGTACCTTTGTCACATCAAAACGCCACTACGGCGCCAAGATCAAAAGCGAGAGTAGCTCAGTTGGTAGAGCGCGACCTTGCCAAGGTCGAGGTCGCGAGTTCGAACCTCGTCTCCCGCTCAAAAAGGATGTTTCTTCGGAAGCATCCTTTTTTTGTTTTATGGTGGCTCTGTTTCAGCTAAAAGCGGCCGCCAGAACAATAATTCAGAGTTATTTGCCCAACTTGCCGCCCTGTCTCCTTCAGGCGACGGGCAACTGCCAGAGTGGTGTAATGGTAGCCACGAGGGACTTAAAATCCCTTGCCCTTGGGCGTACGGGTTCGAGTCCCGTCTCTGGTACTTTTTAGCCTCCGGGCACCTTTAAAGCCCCTTTCAACCTCGTTTCCAAGCTGGAAACGCAGGTTGAAAGGGGCTTTTCTGCGTTCATTGTTTAACACCTGTTTAACACGTGAGTTTAACAGCTACCATCAGCCTCCGTAAACCTGCGCAGAAAAACGGCCTCAATACCGTGCGCCTGCAGGTCATCATCAACCGGAAAGTGGTCATCGTGCCGTTGGACCTGAGCTGGCCGGAGCGGCTGTTCGACGAGAAGTCGGGCCGGTGCCTGGACAAGCTGCCCCGCGATAGGCAGCCAGCCGGCTATAAGGAACTGCTGCGGCACACGGAGGCACTGATGGGCGAGCAGCTGGAGCAGAAGGCCAGCGACAACAACCTGATCATCGGACAGGCCCGCAGCAAGGCCAACGAGATATTTGTCGCTTACCGGCTACAGCCGGAGCTGGTGCTCACGGTAGATGAGTTTCTGCGCCAATACCACAGTGGTGTCAGCAGCACGGACTTTTTAGGCTACATGGAGGCCCGGATAGCAGAGCGTGCCAAGAGAGGGCAGATTTCGGAGTGTACGCGTATCAAGCACGTGACCACGTGGCGTAAGGTGCAGGAGTTTGCGCGGACGCTGCCGATAAACAAGGCCAGCGCCAAGGATAGCAGCCGCCTGCCGGTCCTGCCCTTCAGCAGCTTCACCCATAAGTTTGCCAGCGACTTCGACTCGTGGCTGAAGAAGGTACATAACAGCTGCACCAATACCCGCTCGGGCCGGCACCGCAACGTGAAGGCGTACTTAGAGCTGGCCCGGCGCGACAAAATCACCTTCGAGAATCCCTACCAGTACTTCACCAACACCACGGTGGCCGGCAAGTGGAAGGCGCTGGCGGAAGAGGAGCTTACCGCGCTGGAAACCTACTATGCCAGCACGAAGCCGGGAGATACGCACCGGCGCATGCTCCAGAAGTTCCTCTTCAGCTGCAACTGCGGGCTGCGCCTGGGCGACCTGAAGCGCATGGACGAGGCCAAAGTAACGGGCCAGCTGGTAGAGCTGAAGGTGCAGAAGACGTTCCGCTACGATGAGAAGGAAACGCTGCTGCCCATCACCAAGCGGGCGCTGCGCTACCTGAATGACAGCCGGACCGAAAACGGCACCGATGGCTTCTTCCTCTACACTGACCAGTACACCAACCGCACCCTGCAGAAAATAGCCGACTGGCTAGGCATCAAAACCAAGCTGCACCACCACATCGGCCGCGAGACCTTCGCCACCAACTTCATTCGGCGAGGCGGCAAAGTTGAGGTGCTGCAAAAGCTGATGGGGCATAAGAAGCTGAGCATGACAATGAAATACGTCCATGTTGACGAGGCCATGAAGCAGGCCGAAATAGACCGGATGGATGCGCTCGACGACGCGGCATAGAAAAAGCCCGTTCCAATCTAGGAACGGGCTTTTTCTGTTTTATATCTATGCCTGATCGGCTATTCTCCTACCTGGGTCGATGTGCAGATCAGCCCTGCGCTTGCCCTTGATGTGGTAGAATTTGTACCACCGGCCGTGTACCTTCTTTTTTCGGCCCACTAGCCTGGGTGGCCCCCGAAACTTTGGCCCGTCAATCTGGCCCACGCCCTGAATGGCACTGGTCGGAGCAGCTGGCTGAGCTGGCACCGGCACCACGGCCATCACTGGCACTACTGGCATCACCAAAGCGGTTAGTTCAACCAGATAAACGGGAGCCTGCACCAAGTAGAGGTAGGCCACCTTTTCAGGCGTTGGCCTTACATCGGGAGGTGGCTGAGCCAAAACTGGCCCCGACAGGCTAAACACGATGACCATGCCACTGAGCAGCGCGGCACTGAGTAATGCTCTCATAGGATAGAGAAAAGGTGAATAATGAGTTGAAGAACCCAAAACTCACCTTGGCTCTATCCGAGAAAAAGGACAGGAAACAGGAAGGCTATTCGTTATACAGGTATATACCTTCTTTTAGTCTAATAACCCCTCTGGCTTTTACCTCATCTATCTTATCCTTTTTATTTAGAGGGTAATATGTTTCAAGTCTGTGAATCTTCTTTGCATTGGCATGAGTGCTTTCATTAATTAATTTTGTATGCACTGCAAAAATATCTCCCGCAAGATCTTTTTTAAAATAAAAGGTTAGCTCTTTAGAATTATCTCTAGTTACAGAATCTGGAATAACAGAAAATAAATGCTTCACGTTATCAATGACTTGCTCTAGGCTTGTCATATTAAGCTGAGACTTAGCTGATTCCAAATCTATTTGCAAGAAGCCGTTTCTAATCACATGCCTATTCAAAATATGCATGATAGATACCTTGTCAAACCGTATTGCCATGCCACGAAAGGCAATGTCCAATGTGGGGAGGTTGTGCTTGGCTAGATAGTCGTGATATAACCTGTCGGAGCGAATTCTCAGGTATTCCATCTTTGCCTTCAGATCGTTTGACTTCTGTATCAAATCCTCCCCAGAGTATTTCCTTTTAATTTCTTTCAATTCTATATTATATTCTTTTCTTACTTGTCTAATAAAGTCATCTGAGCTATTTGAATCGTACTTGGCCTCGAAATCCGCAACCCTCTTTGCAAGCTCAGCTACATGGTCGTAGTTTCTAGCTCTTGTGCTTATTACAGGATTGGGGGAAGCTTTTAGATAAAATCCCGTTATAAATGTTTGATCTGCACATAGGGCTTGGTACTTTTTGAATACGCCAGGATCATCGGATTGCGCTCCTATCAGAAATAAGCACAATCCTTCCTCCTCTTCATAAGTCAACGTCTTACCATTATTTGCTTTTTCAAGGGCTTTTTCAATGGATACCCCATTCATGACCGGAAGGCTCATTGTATTAAGTATTTAGATACGGTACTAGGTGAAAGTCCCAGGGCGGTGGCAATGGCCCGGTTCGAAATGCCAGTGGCCTTCAGCCGCTGCACTTGGGCCTGCTTATAGGTGTCGACACCCGGCCGGCCCAGCACCTTGCCTTTGGCCACGGCCTTCGACAGCCCAGCCTTGGTTCGCTCCCCGAGTCGCACCCGCTCCTGCTTGGCAATAGTAGCCAGGATGCTGATGATAGCATCCTTGAACATGCCCGTCGAGTCCAGGTACTGCTCGGTGTAGCTCTTGAACTGCACGCCTGAGTGCGAAAGACGCTGCAGGTGGTTGAGCGTTTCGATAACACCCTCCCGGCTGAAGCGGTCCAGCGCCCAGAACAGCACCACATCGAAACGGCGCTGGTGGGCATCGGTGAAGAGTTGCTTGAATTGCGGCCGCTCGGCCTTGCCGCCCGATTCGGTGTCGAGGTACTCTTTATAGATAGAGTAGCCCAGCCGCTCGGCGAAGGCCCGCAGCTCACGCAGCTGGTTTTCATTGTCCTGCCCTTTGTCACGAGTGCTCACGCGTGCATAAATGGCAGCTTTCATTAGAGTCCTGCGTTTGGAAAGAATTCGTGAAACCGTTCCTTATTAACGTAGTAATTAGCCATTTTAGTGACTGAGCTTATCTCTTCTAAGCTATGTTCTTGTTCGGTATTATCTATTGCTACAAATCTGTTCTCTCCTTTGTATTTGAGATAGGCATCTGCCCCGTCCTTTAGAGAAACCACGTCCAACTCGTAGAAGGGCGTTGTTATTCCTGCTTTCATAAACCCAAGGGTTATGTGGTGCTGTTTGCGAAACGATTCCTTCTCCAAATTCTGCGGTTCAAAATTCCGAACCCCAATAAGATTAGCCAGTGCATCCCAAGATTTCAGAGATACAGAATCTGAGTTCTTATCATTTTGCCAAACCATCAGGTGTGGAAGTGAGCTAGAGGCTGCCATGTGCTAGAAAAACGGATGAGCCTAAAGCTACAAAAACCCCGTCCAAAAAAGGGTATGAAAAACGCTCCCAAGAAACCGCGTTTTTGAGTGCGTAGAGCAGGGTACTAAAAGTGTCCAAGAATCGACCGGTTTTTGGACGGGGTTGCTCAAAACAAAACTGCCCCACCCGGGAAGGCGAGGCAGTCAGAAGCGGTCACGAGCAGCGAGTAGAAGTTAGTCTGCCACCTGTATCTCCTTAATACTGTCAAGGGCCGTGGCCAGATCAGCGACCAGATTGAACATGCGGCGCAGAGTAGCCGCATCCTGTTGCTGTTCGGGCTCACGCATCAGGTAGTTGGAGAGCTGGTGTAATTCGCCTACCAAGTGCTCCCGGTCACCATTATGCTTTGCGTACAGCATCGACATAAAGGGACGCACATCTATAACGGATTTCGATACAGGGTCCACAACGGGTAGCGGACCATCAGGAAGTTGGGGCACCATAAGTAAAAAGAAAAGGGTGAGGGGCTGGGCGTTGCTCTTGCTAACATATTTAGTATAGTGCTAAAAGTATTATAAAGTTTCGGAAAGTGTTTCCCTCTGCTTCATTATCCGTCAAGATCCTACCCTTCTAATCCTCAGGGAGGCACGCTAATCGCCCTTTCGAATGGCCGACTGCGCCTTCAGCGTTGACAACTGCTGCTGGCTCTTTTGCAGTTCCTGCAGACTCAGCTTTACCTCCAGTTCCCGCTGCCATTGGTCGATGCGGGCATTTTGCAGGCGCTGCTCTACCAGGATGTCCTGCAGCAGCTGCACGGTTTCCGTCGTCGCGGAACCCGTGGGCAGTAAGTCCGCCACCATCCTCCGGCCGCCACCATCCGTCGTGGCCCCGCCTTCCGCGTAGCCGCGTAGTCGCCGGGCCTCCAGCCAGCTTTCAACGGCCAGCACCTGCGGGTCGGCCCGCATCCACTTCGGTATCACGTACTCATCCTCGTGCACAATGCCGGCTACGGCGAAACCAGTATTGTCGACGAGTCGGCCACTGGCCCCGACACGCATATCCGACAGGTTCATCATGTTGCTGAACGCCTGAGCACCCTGCGCACCAGCCATCATGCCGGCTCCAGTGCGCCCACCCTCGGCAAAGCTGAATTTCTGCAGCTTGGTCAGGGCAAACGTCGTGCGGGCCACGGCCAAACCGGTCTGCAGCGCCCCGATAATAGCGCCCACTGTCCCCCCTGTTGGGCCGTTGGCCGGGTTTTCAGCCGCATACCGCCAGATTGCGGCCACTTCCTGCGCCCCATCCATGATTAGCTTCGCCCCGCTCAGGGCCGTGTACATATTGTGGTGCTTCTTCCGGGCCGCTTCGTCCTGGAACAGAATGTCGATAGTGGTCTGCAGGGCCGCGCTGCCAAACTTAAGCGTCATGTCGACGGCATCCATCTTGGCTTTCTCGCGCTTCTTGGTGTTGTCCTCTATCTCCTTATTGTGCTCCTTTTCCAGCTTGGTTAGCTCACGCCGGGTTTTCATGTAGAGCGTGGTGGTTTTGCCACCATGCGCTGCCTCCATTTCCAGTTTGGCTTCCAATGACCGGCGCTTCGACTCATACAAGGCCAGGTCGCGCGACTCCTCGGACAGTAGCATCTCGTCGAACATCACTTGAATGGCCAGCTCCCGGTCCTGCTGAGCGGCATCCTCGTCGAGCAGACTCTTTTCGAAGCGGGTTTTGGCATCCTCGTCGGCCTTGGTCTGATACTTCTCCGACAACGCGGCCAACTCCCGGTTCTGCTCATCCCGGATGGCCATCAACTGCTGCTGCTGCTGGGCCTCGGTGCCTTCTACCAGCGCCGCTTTACGGCGGTACTTGAGCCGCACCCCCGCTATTTCACGCTCATGGTCGTCTTCGATGGCCAGCACCCGCGCATCTTCCAGCTTCATTTCCAGTGCCACCTGTGCCTGCAGGGCTTTCAGCCGGGCCAGATCGGCTTTGTCCTGCGCTGCAGCGACTTTCTTCAGCCGCGCTTCCCGGTCCTTGTCTGCTTTGGCCTCATCCGCTTCCGTCATGCCCGTCCCGGCTGCCCTGCGCGTGGGAGCCTCATTTCCCCCGTTGCTCGACGTGGCGCTGGCGCTGGCCGAGCTGTCGCCGGCAGCCAGTGCTGCGGCAAACGCCCGGTTGTATTCCTCGCCGGCCGTGGTGCCGATTTTTCCGAACTCTGCCTTGGCTCCCGCGAAGTCGCGGTTCAGGATGCGCTGCCACGCCCGGCCGATTACGCCGAAGCTGGCCTCGGCTGCCGCCGAAAACCCGGCGAAATAAGCCGGCCCGTTGGTGAGCAGCGCGTAGAGCGTGCGGACCGGGGCCGTCATCACCTGCAGCGCGGCCCGCGCCAGCTCCGATTTCTTGGCCCACTCCACCAGGGCCACGGTGATGTCGGCCAGCACGCCCCACAGGGCTTTGGTTGGCGCGAAAATCAGCCGGAAGATTGCGCCCAGCGCCTCCCCGACTCCTTTGGCCGTAGTGCCTTCCTGGCTGATCAGGCCCAGCGACTGGCCCAGATCCAGCAGCGAAGCCCAGATGCGCTGCACCGGCTCGGCCAGTTCCCGGAACGTGGCTCCCAGCGAGACGAGCAAGGTGTAGAGCACCGTCATGGCCCTGTTGGTCACCGTGCTCATCATCGTGCCACCGCCCTCAAACGCCTTCGCCAACTCGTTCTGCGCGTCGGCAAGCTCCTTTTCCGAGCGGAGCTGCTCCCGCTGCCGCTGCACGTAGACGTTGGTTTTATCAACCAGCTCATCCACGCCCCCGCCCACGTTGCGCAGGGACTTCAGATAGTCGAGGCCCGCATCCTCGCCCGGCCCGCCGAACACGTCGGCCACCACGGTCTGCAGCTGCGATGCGGGAATCTTGGTGTCGTTCATCTCCTGCGAGATGCGGCGCAGCGCCTCTATCGACGTCATGCTGCCGGAATTCACGCCCTCCAGAATCTCTTTGGTGAATTCCGGCCCGAAGGCGGCGTACAGGGCATCCTTGGTAGACTTGGTCTGCTCCGTAATGCGCAGCCCGAATTCTTTCACTACGTCGGCCCCCTTATCGGAGAAGATACCGCCCGTCACCGACTGCGAAATGATGCCGATGGCTTCGTTGGCACTCACGCCGGCAGCCTTGAACTGCGGCCCGTATTCCTTCACCTGGTCGAGAAACTCGCCCGACGCATCAGCCCCCGACAAAAAGCCCTGCTCAATCAGGCGCATGGCTTCCTGCTGGCTTACGCCCATCGTTTTGCTGAGCGAGTTGCTGGCTACCAGCACCTCGTTGAAATCCTTGCCGAAGGTGCGGGCCACGGCCATCACCGAACTGGTAAGCCCGTCCAGCTCCGCGCCCGTCGCGCCTGTCAGCCCGTTGATGCTGGAGCGCAGCGTCTGCACTTCCTTGGTGGTCTGAATGACTTCCGCCCCCAGTTCCTTAATGCCGTCGATGATAGCTTCCGCGCCCACCGTTACGCCCGCAAAGGCCATAGCCTGCTGGAACACGCTGGCGGACTCCTTCACCTGGCCCAGCTCCTTGCGCACATCACCGACGCGCTCCTTCAGGTCGCGGTAGTCCTGCAGCAGCTTGGCCCGGCCCGGATCATCGGCCGAGAGCTTCTTGAACTGATTGTAGAGCACGGCGGCTGCCGCGTCCATCTCCTTCAGACTGGCATTTACTTTCTGCCCATTAACGACGATTTCTATCGTTCTCTTTTCGGTTTCACCAGCCATACGACTTTACTTATAAGTTAACCTCGATTGATTTTGGAAGGCCCATGCTCACCGTGGCGATGAGCGTGCGGCCACTGATATCACTCATTAATTCCCCCAGGCGGTGCTGCTCCCGCGCCAGCTGGCGGCTCTGCCAGCGCTTGGCCTTGCGCTGGTGGCGGTGCAGCTTGCCCTTGCCGTTGCGCAGACGCCGGTAGTCGGCCCCCTGGTCCTTGGTCACGCCCGCCCCCATACCGCGCCCCACGCCCATGTCGACGTACATGCCCTGCAGGGCGTACACCAGGCGCAGCTTCAGCTCATCGCCGCCCGCCGCACCGACGAGTGCGCCCCGGAAGCTCTCGTACAGCTCGCCGGTGGAGCCGATTTTGAGCTTCTTTATATTGGCCCGGAAATTCTGGATCGTGATATCCAGCCAGGCCAATGCCACCCGCTGCCGCTCAGCCGCTATATCCGGCCCCTGTTCCTGCTGCGGCCCGCTCATCGCACCTCGTGGTAAAGGATAGTGGCCCTGCCCAGCTTGCGCTGCACGTCTATCGTGAGGCTGATCTGCTTCCACAGGCGCAGGTGCGCGTCGACCATTTCCAGCCGGCCCGGATCGAGGCTGCGCAGATCCGCCAGGTTGAAGGGCATCTCGTACTCAGTCTCCATTGCCCGGCTCCGGAACGCATACCACGCCTTGCCGAACTGCTCATGCAGCCCCTCGGCCCCGTCCCAGAGCAGGGTGAGCTGCCCGGCCTGGGTGCCCCCGTAGCTCACATTGCCCGACGAGCCCAGCGGATATTGCCCGGCCCGGCTGTCCTGCTGCATGCCCCGGTTGAAGAGCAGCCGCAGGCCCGTTTTGCTTTCCGAGCCCAGCCCATACGCCTCGGACGCACCCTTCGCGCTGATAGCCGGCACCAGCCACTCGCGGCCGGCGACCAGCGGGTCTTCTTCCACCACCATGTGCAGCGTGCCGGCTTCCACAGTGATTTCCTCCCCTCCCGCCCCGAGGCGCAGCTTCTGCCAACTCGTGTCGAGCACGTCGTCCAGGTCGTCGTTGTCGTCCGGACTCTGCACCAGCACCCAGCCGTTGGTGCGGTTGGGCACACTGCGCAGCAGCTGGCCGCTGCGCTCCTGGTAGTCGGTGCGGGCCAGCTCCCGCCCCAGCCGGCGAATGCGCAGCACGCGCCGCTGGGTGTCGAACTGGTAGCCCAGCGTGAACAAGCCCTGCAGGGCCAGCAGCAGCGCGGCCACCGTGATGGTGGGCACGTGGCGGGCCAGTATGACCGTCGCCGGCACCAGCCCGTCGCTGTCCTCATGCGCCCGGTCACTGTAGATGGCCAGCGTCTGAATTTCCGGCTCGTCGAGAAACTCGCCCACTACCGTCCAGCCGAAGTGCTGCATGACTTTCCGTAGGACCGACACCAGGTAGGGCTGCGGCGCGAAGGCGTGCTGCACGCTGCTGCCGATGGGGTAGCCGGCCGGTCCGTAGTAGTTGAGGATGCCCTTGAAATCCTTGTTTTTATCGCCGTAGAACTCCGGATTGCGCACCGGCAGCAGCGCGTAATCCGGCCCCGTGTTGGTACGCAGAAACGGCACCTCACCCAGGTCCAGATCGGAAATCAGCACGCCCTTTATCTGCTCCCGTAACGCGCCGGCATCGGCGGCGAAGTTGTAGGAAAGCTGCTTTTTGGCCTCGTCGCAGTCGATGTACTTCAGCGCCCCCAACTGCCAGAGCGGCCCGTCAATGAAGAGCTGCACCGGCAGCGGAGCTGGCCCGCCACTGGCTTTGGAACGGTGCGGAAAGCCGAGCCCGCGCAGGTTGTCGCGGGTCCAGCTGAAGCCAAACGGCAGCGACGTGGTGCCGGGAATGGATTCCTCCTCGAAATAGGGGTTGTTGATTTCCAGGCTGAGCGAGTCGCCCGCCAGCTGCAGCTCCTCGCCGCCCATCGTGAGCATCCGGATCATAGCTGCCCCCCTTCTCCGGCCGCAACGGGCCGGGTATTCGCCGACGTGGCCACCGGCAGGCGCGGCGTAAACACGCGCTGGCGGGGCAACTCAAAGTCAAAGGCATAGCTGCGCGTGGTGTCGCCGTCGTTGAAGGCTTCGAATGCCTTGGGCTTCACCTTGCCCGGCCAGTAGAAGCCGTCGCGCACCATGGTAACGCGGCGGCTCAGCACGAAGTCCTGCAGGCCCAGCAACTCGCCCCGCGTCAGCGCCCCGACCTGCACGTTCAGCACCATCGTGCCGGAACGGTCCAGGACCACGGCATCGCCCAATTGCGGGTCGTGGCCCGGATTGGGGCCGCGCTGGGCCTCTTCCTGCACCGGCGTAAGCGTGCCCGTTGCCTCGCCGGTGCAGGCCAGCGTGTTCACGCCGCCCAGCGAGTTGGTGTAGAGGAAGTAGCGCTTCTGCGGAAAGTAGCGGTAGTCCAGCCGGTAGCGGCGCTCCTCGGACTGCGGCACGCCGTTGTCGTCGACCACCTGCACCGACCAGCTCAGCACGCGCCGCGTGGGCGAGTCGAAGCGGCGCAGCACCAGCGCCTCGAAGCCTACCGGCAGGCAGAACACCTCGTAACGGCGCGGCCCTGGGTAGGTGCCGGCAATGAATTCTTCGCTGCTGCCATCGGTGCAACTCACGCGCACCCGCACCGAAAACGCGGCCAGCGCAAAGGAATCGGCCATGAAGTAGAGGTACTCCGGCTGCTCAGGATGACAGTTCCGGTCGTTGGGCTGCCAGGTAAGGAACGGCTTCACTGCCGCCTGATAGGTGTTGAACCAGGTGCGCGAAGGGTACTCGAAGAAGTCCAGCCCGCCGAGCACCACGTAGTTGGTCTGCTGCAGCTGCTGCGGCCCGTCCTCCGCGGGCTCCCCGTACCGCTCCCAGCTAAGCAGGTAGAAGCGTTTGAACAGCGAGTCGGCGCGGCTGATGTCGCGCTGGCCGAGTTCCGGCAGGTGCTCCTGCAGGTAGGTATCGAGCAGGGTCTGCACTTCAAAGCGGGTGCGGCCGTGGCGGTCAGCCGGCTGCTCTATCGGCTCCCCGATTCGCACGAAGTTGCCGCTCATGTATTCCGGCTCGATGTACACCTCGCAGCAGAAGCTCAGGTTGGGCTTCCCTCCCGGGTCTTCCCGGTACTCCGGGCCGGCGTCCATCGGCAGGACGATGGGGTTGAGCGAGAAATAAAACTGAAACTCGGAAATGGTGACCGAGACTTCATCCGTCGCGCCCACCGAGTCGGTGATGCGGCAGGTATAGGTGCCCGGCTCCAGGTCCGGGCGCGTGGCCTCGGTGGTGCCGTTATCCCAGAGGAAGGTGTAGGGTGCCCGCCCGCCCGACACGCGCAGCGTCACGTCGTTTTCGTAGCGGTCCACCACTACTTCGAGCTGGTCGTCCTGGCGCACCAGAATGGTAACCGAGAGGCTGACCCCGCTGGAGTCGGCCACCACGCAGGTGTAGCGGCCGGCCCGCAGGTTGCTGCGGCTGGCCGTAGTCGGCCCATCGGCCCAGGTGTAAGTGTACACCCCGTTGTTGCCGTTGCGGGCCGTGAGCGTAATGGCACCGGTGGCCGAGCCGAAGATGCCGGCCGGCGTCACGTCCTGGTCCACAAAAACCGGGCGGATAGTGCCAATGGGCGCACTGACGCTGAACAACCCCGGCCGCAGCTGCAAGCAGGGCTGAAAGTCGTATCGCAGGTCGTAGAGCGTGGCCTCAATAATGAAACCGAGCAGCATGTTGCCGAACACCCCGCCAGCAGGTGAGCGGTGTTCCCTCACGGTATAGGGCAGGCTCAGACTGGTGATGCGCTCCTGCACCACGCGCATGGCATCACTAATTACGCCGTCACGCCCTCCAGTCTGCTGGTAATTGGCGTTGAATATGCCATACGCCGGCACGCCTGTCAGCGTGCCGCCACTGAAGGCCGTGAACTGATGATAGGCACCATCCAGCCAAATCTGAACCCAGTCGCCGGTGACACCCTGCTCAGGCACCATGAAAATATATTGTTGCGCTAAACGTTCGCCGGCCATCAGTCGAGGAATTTGGAGGGTTTATAAGTCAGCGCCTGGGTAGCGGCGCTGCGGAATACATAGTTGAAGCGGCACCCGACCATCACCTGCGCAATCGGCCCCACGGCCTCCTGGAGCACGTCGTCGGGCGAAATCTGCAGGCCCGCCTCGCGGAGCTGCGCGATGATGGCCCCCATCAGGTCTTCGCCGATTTCCTCGCACTCGTCGATGACGGCGTCGCGGCCGTCGAAGTCGCCCGCCTCCGTGAGCTTGAGCACCAGGAAGGAGCTGTGGTGGTACTTGGCGTAGAAGTCGCCGTCGTTGTCGCCGTAGTCGGCCTGGTAGTTTTCCAGAATCAGGGCCGCTTTGCCCTCGCGCAAGTCCAGCTTGTTGCGCAGACTGGTATAAAACTCGTTCAGGTCGAGCTGCTTCTGGATGGGGTCGGAGCTGATAAGAATGCGCAGGAAGCGGCACTGCTCCGGCGAGTGCTGAATGGCGACGTGGCGGCGGGCCAGCTCCCGGCCCATGTTGGTGTACTGTTGGTGGCGCATTAGTGGGGGGCTTGTTGGCGTTGAAGTTCCCGCTGCCGCTTGGCGGCTTCCTGGTCGTCCTGCATCTTGGCCAGCACCATGCGGGCGTGCTGCTGGCTGGTTTCGGCCAGCGAGCCGAACGCGCCGCCCGATACCTCGCGCAGCACGTAGTCCCAGCCTTTGCTGCCGGCCTTCTCCTCATGGCCCGAGCCGAACACGTCGGGATGCTGTCGGGCCAGTTCCAGTCGGCAGCCGGTGTACCAGGTGAGCACAGCCAGCTTGATGGCCAGCGGCAGCGCGGCCAGCTCAGCGGCCCGCGACTCGATCAGGTGCTCGTTGAAGTCTTCGCGCCGGTCCCCGCCGTAGTCGGCCCGGTCCGGATGGTAGGGCTTGCGCTGGGGCCGGTAGAGCACGGCCACCAGCTTGTCGAGCAGGGCTTCCTGCCGGTCCGCGCAGAAGCGCATGAAGTAGCTGTCGGCGAAGATGAATTCCTTGAACAGCAGGTTGCGGAAGTGCTCACGCGGGCCGTAGAGCAGCCGGCCCTTGAACTTGATGGCTGGCAGCAGTTGGGCCGTCAGCTCGTTGCTTTCCAGCACGAAATCGGCCTGCGGCAGCAACTGCGCCAGTTGCACGGGCGTGCAGGAAAGCAGCGTCGGAAAGGGCAGCTGCAGCAGGATGCTGAGCAGGTGCAGCCGCATATCCATGCGGGTGCGGTGCTGGTAGTTCAGCGTCTTGACCACCTGCAGCAGCTGGTGCTCGGAAAGCTCGTTCCAGCAGGCCGGCACGTGGCGCTCAGCGGAGCTGAAAAGGACGTGGTGCATAGAGGAGGATGTTGTTTCCTCAAAACTCCCCCACCCTGCACCGGCAAAAAAGGACACAAAAAAGCCCCAGCCGGAAGGGCCAGGGCTTGTTGCTTTACTCTTTTGCTTTAGTTGCGTTCCGATATGAATTTGTTATACTCTCCATTAATGTTTTAAAATAGGAAGATATAAATTCGGTTACCTCTTCATCTTTTATCTTATCCTTATAATACTTAGTAATATAAAATTCATTTACTGCATTATGTATTTTATATTCACCTCTATAAAAATCTAAAACAATATACCCATTCACAGTTTCCATAGCTGCATTAGCTTTAAAAGCCGAATGTTCACTTAAAACAACAATTCTTAACATCCTATTTACGGTATAATTGTCTCTATAGTATTTAATAATCCTTTCCAAAAAAGTATTGTTATGCATCCAATAGGTCCATATATCAGAAGCTGGCAGGCTAGACAATTCGCTTATTGAAGACCAAGCAGTATCAGAATCATCTTTTAAATTCTTAACTACAAACCTTACCTTAATTATGTTATCAAAAAACAAAGAATTTATCTTTCCCTCCTGCTTGGAAAAGGCATATAATAGCGGTGGAAATGATTGCATCAACGCTGTTACGAAATTATCTTCAGATATAGCTTCCTTTTTTATTTCTTCTTCACTGAACCCTGCCACGAACAAGGCAATTTCTTTGTCTATATCTGTTGGCTCAGAAATATCTTCTCCCTTAGCCCCCTTAATATATGTTTCTAGCGAGCGAATTAAACGCTCAGCGAAATGCTGAATGAGAGGTTCTGTTACACCAACGTCAGCTTGACTGAGGACACCATAGTACTCGCTTTTCTCATCTTGACGGATAATCAAGGGAGGAAACCCGGACCGCATCAGGATTAAGTTAGAGAGCAGCCGTGTCATCCGCCCATTACCATCGTCAAAGGGATGTATGCCCACGAACCTGTGATGGAACAGAGTGGACAACACCAATGGATGCATGGTGTCCCGATTTTCGCGGTACCACTCGATTAGTTCACGCATCATGATGGGCGTGTCCTCTACCGAAGCGTAGTAATGGATAGCACCCGTAGCGGTCTTCACGTGATTAGGAGACGATTTATACTCTCCTAACCGGATAGTCTTAGTTGTTGGGTGTCCTTCGGCTGTCTGTGCTTCATTCTGGTAGGGCTCTACCAATATCATCGTATGCAGAGCGCGAATGTCCGCTTCTGTTAGCTCGGAATCTTTGCGCTGAAGAGCAAGCAGAAAATCAATGGCTTCATTGTGGCCTTTGATATCCAGGTGGTCTTTCAACGGCTTGCCTTTGGCTGTAAGCCCTTCCATGAGGAAGGCAGCTGTCTCGCCGTAGGTTAGCTTATTGCCTTCGATAGAGTTGGAGTTGTAGTTCCAGTCAAGGCGAAACTTCTGGAAGATACGGGCTTCTTGTTCTGGCTTGATAGGGCGCAAGGCATCAATTTCCAGCTTCATAGCATCAATTCGCTGAAGTAGTGCCTGCGTTTCTTCGGAATAGTTTTCCATTGGGATTGGGTAGGGAATGGGAATGAACATTCAATCTATAAAAAAGCCCCGCTGAAACCAGCGGGGCTTTTGCTTTACTCGGGGCGGCGGGTGCCGCGCCCCAGGTCTTCGACGAGCTGCTCCAGGGCCGCGATGACGGTGCAGAGCTTGTACTCGGTGAGCGTGGGCGGAGTGAAGGGGATGCCGTATCGCTCGTAGAGCAGCCAGAGGGCATTGTCGGAGAGGTTGGTGACGGGAACTACGGGCAGGTTGGGCTGCTCTTGCCGGGGTTCTTCGGGCGTGGCCATAGCGTTAGGCGGCAAGCGTTACGGGTTGGGGAAGGGCAACGTCCGTCAGGTCGGCCAGGTCGAGCAGGGCCAGCAGCAGCGCCTGGTAGGCTGCCTGCTGGCGGCGGGTGCCGGGGCCGGCTTCCTGCACCACGAGTTGCGAGTGGGCTTCGGCCAGGCACTGCGCGATGCGGCGCGGCGGGTAGTGCTGGAGCAGCTCGTGCAGCTCCTCCAGCGCGGGCGCGGGGACTGGGCTGCGGAGGGCGAAGCGGGCAATGAGCGAGGCGGCTTCGTGGGCCGGGGCGAGTACTAGCGTCGGCTGGCTCATGCGCGGTGAGCCTTGCGGGTGGTGATGCTGTCGATGGCCGTGGTGAGGCTATTGACGATACCCAGGATGCGGCGCAGCTTGCGGGCCGAGTCGCACTCGGTTTCCTCATGGATGAGGTAATGCGACAACTCTTCCAGCGCTTCGACCAGGTAGTCTTTGTCGCCGCGGTACCGCTCGTAGAGCAGCTTCAGGAAGGGCTGCATGTCCAGCTCGTTGCGGGTGGCTGGGTCCGTAACGAAGATGGCTCCGCTCGGATACTCTTGGACTGTTTGCGTGTTGTTTGGCATTTGGGCAAACTGTTAAGGGTGAAAAGAAAAAACAAAAAGGCACGGAATCACCTGGGTAGGATTGCCAAACAACACGCGGTTATTTCGTGGGCCTCTCGGATCCCACGTTCCTCCCAGGCTTTTCCGTGCCTGAAAACGGGTACAATCGTACGAATCGACAGAAAACAGTTCTGCCGCTTGAAAAACCCGGCTAGTTTTTGAAGCGGCAGTCGGCACCGCGTATTGTTTGGCGGGTCAAAGGTGCAGGGTTGTTGAGAAGTTTGCAAGGGCAATTGTGAGATTTTTCACACAATGTGAGAAAATGTGAGACGGTTATGAGACTGTTGTGAGACAGTTAGTAGCTTTAGGGACAGCAAATTCCTACTATCCCTACCCACCGTTTACATGGAAAATCAGTCAGAGGAGCAGCAGTCAACAGGTCTCATCCGCACCCGTTCATCAAACAGTGGGTCTGGGCTGTTTGGAAAGCTATTTAGCAACGTTGCACAACCCGCCGCCTTGAGTACTGTAAGGGCGCTAGCGAAGACTTTCGACCTCTCTAATGCGCTAGACAATCCTTCTTGGATGCAGGATGGAAGTAATAGCTATAAGAAGCAAGTATTTCAGCAAAACATGAATGCTTTGCAGGAAAAGATTGGCGTTATACCCGAAGAGAAGGTGTGTGAGGTGCCACCGGAAATCGGTGTACCTACTATTGAAAAACTCACTTATACAACCAATGAGCAGCTACGCAATGCTTACTTGAACCTTCTCGCAAAAGCCTCATCTGAGGATACTGCTGCACTAGCTCATCCTGCTTTCCCAGGTATTATCGAAAGGATTTCTGCTGACGAAGCAAGGATCATTGAGTACCTAAAAGGCAAAGACTTTGCCCTGTTTTTGGAATACAGAACACGTAATAAATTAGATGGATACAATGTTATAAAGCGTTTTGCTACAGGAATAGAATTCGATACAACACTTGATTTTCCAAGCAATATAGATGCTTACCTTCAAAATCTACTTACAATAGGCATTATTGATTTTAGACCTGGCATTTACAAAATAGAAAAGAATATATATGATGAACTAGATGAGAAATACAAAATTTTAAAACAAAATGAAAATGATAAAATAAATTTGCTTAATGAATTAGCTTCCCAAATTGAATCTGGAAAAGCTAACGCAACTCCTGATGCACTAGTAGCTGTAAGCAAGATGCTAGAAAATCGCGCAACTAAAGTTGATATGGACAAAGGCTTTTTTGATATTACACCTTTTGGAAAATTGTTTATACAAGCCTGTGTATCATAATTAAAGCTAAGCTCCATGTCAAATACCCTTGATGCCAAACCTTTTGTTATAGAAAATGCAGACAAGTTGCTTTTGCTATTTGTCCCATACCTTATTATAGTATCATGCTTGTATTACTATGGGTATTGGGGCACTCTTGGAATAGATATTTTCCCTTACATGGGTGTGGAAGACCTCATTAAAGGTGTTGCTTTCCCACTGCGAATATCTCTAATCAGACTTGCTTTCTTTGCCGGGCTAATCATACTTCTCTGCTATGCAATTTATCGGGATGAAGTCAGTGAGGCATCAGAAAAACAAGCCGCTGATAGCACATCCACTAAAAAGGAAATGAGTGGCAAATCACGGTCAATCCAGATACTTATAAGCCTAATTATTTCAATTCTATTTATCTACTATATCTACCTATCGGCAACAGATGCCTATGACATGGCTACCGGCAACTACATCAAAACAGGAATACCAAGCTTCGTAAGCTTTTTACTATTATTTGCAATCATGCTTATTACAGACAGAATTGCAATTTCACAAGGGTACGCTTTTCAAACGCATATAGAGCATGGCAAAATAATACATAACAACATACCAAAGTCAACTTTTGTATTTACCTCAATATTTATCATCATATTTCTTATACCCTACTCCTTCATAACCGGCTACTATGATGCAAGGGACATTACTGAATACAGACAGTACTCTTATGTAAAGAGACCGGCATTTCAAGATAACGAACAGCTGAACAAACGATACAACAGCCTTCTATATCTAGGCAAATTTGGTGACTATCATTTCTTTTCCACGGTAGATCAAAAGCAACGCATTATCATAAACAGTGATTCACTTCCAACTCTTTTGCTTTACCATTACAATGTGGAAATAGAGGCTGAACGTAAGGTCAAGGAAGAAGCAAAAAGCCCGGCTAAGTAGCCGGGCTTTTTGCTTCTCTCACTTATCCAAACACGTAGTACCAGCACCACTTAAGGCCGGCATATATCAACGCCAGAAGGAAAACGGCCAAGCATCCTAGAAGAAAGCCGCCAAATAACTTGTCGCCCCAGTTCCCTCCCCGGTTGTAGTAACGTCCCATATGCTAATGACATGTAGTGTACTGGAAGGTAATAAGTAGGCCAATATGGCCAACAGCAGAATCAGACCGTAACGCCGATTGCCCACCTGAGCAGCCCCGGCCCGAACTGCCGCAGGCCGAAGCCCAGCACGGTGCCGCCGAGCAGCCACTTCCACCAGGCGCTGGGGGCCGGTGCCGTTACGGTATTCCCGTCGCCGGCTACGGCTGGCCCCTTGCGGGAACTGGCCGCCTGGTTGCCCTCGCCCACGACGACGGGCGCACTGGCCTTCCTGGCATCGGTGGCCACGGCACCGGTTCCGGTGGCCACGGAGCCGGGCTTCGTGGCGGCGCTGGCCGTGTTGCCGTTGCCGTAGATGATGGTCGTCGGGCCTTTGTACTTCACCACGGACTTGGTTTTGCCAGCCCCGCCGAACACGCCGGCCGAGATACGCTGGAAGAAGTTCTGCTTCGGCAGCGAGTCGGGCCGGCTGGCCAGTGAGTCGCGGTGCAGGGCTGTTACCAGCGCCGGAATATCCTCCGGGCGGGGCCGGCTGGCTGTACAGCTTGTTAGGGATGAAGTAATAAGGCCAGCCCAAACGATGAAAAGGAAGAGCCAGTACCAAGGGCTTGTCAGGAAGCGGTACACTGCTTCTACGTATTTATCTGTATCCATAACGCTCAGCACTATGCTTTAGGAACTACACCACCGGGAATACCCAGTGCCTTGGCGGCTACCAGGAAGCGGTTCAGGCGGTCAGCATAGCCATTGGTGCCGCCGTTGATGCGCTTTGTGATAGTGTCGAAAAAGTTACCGTCCGCCATAGCGTTCAGGCTGCGGCTGTTCCAGTACCAGCCCGCTGACAGGGCTGCGTAGGTTGGGCTTTCCAGCAGCAGCGGGTTGGCAATAAAATCGACGTTGAACGCCTTGCTCAGTGCGTAATAGTTGGCCCGGCCGGTAATCTGGATCAGGCCCCGGCCCCGGAACTTCACCCCATCGCCTTTCACAACGTTGCCCAGGTCTTTGCGGCCCTCGTAGGCTACGCCTGATGCGTATTCGCGCACCGCATCCAGGCCGCAGGACTCGTGGCCGATTTGTGCCAGGAAGTGCGCTACGCGCAGTGGCGTGTTGATGTGATAAGCGGCCAGCGTCTGGTTGATCGGGCCGAGGAACTTGTCGGCCTCAGCCGCCGTGGTACCCACCAGGGCGGCCATCAATAGTTGTTTGGTAAGCTGCATACTTAGCTAATTGTGGCACTTGGTGCCGGTTGAAGGATAGTGTCTGGGACCGGCAGGGATTCCGGCATAAGGGGGGCCGCGCCGTCGGGCGCAGGAGGCACGGCCAGCGCGAGGGCAGCAGCGGCAGCCTGCGGGTCTTCGCTGAATTGGGCCAGTCGCTTCAGCAGCGCCTTGGGTATCAGTGTCGGCTCAATAGCGGCCAGATTTTCCAGCACGCTCAGCGCCTCGCGGGCCATCATGGCGCAGTAGATGAAGGTGTCGAACCACTTAAACACCATGTTTTCTTCGCCCTGCACCTTGAAACTGGTCATCACGTGGGCCAGAATCAGCAGCACCATGTAGATGAGCACTTTCAGGAAAATGCGGCTGAAGGCCCGGCTGCTCACCTTGTGCTGCCGCCAGCTGCGCAGCACGCCGGTGGCCGTGTCGACGACGATGAGCGTGAACAGGAAGCCGGCAAACTCCCAGTCGTCGAACAGGTACTGCCGGATGAGCAGCGCCCATGGCGAGGCCGACAGCGCGGCCGTCAGCACTTCGGTGGTGCGCGGGCTCGTCATGGCCAGCAGCACCGAATGGAAAACCGCCCGCATTACAGCCAGCCGTAAACAGCGCCGTCGGGCGCGGTGCGAACCACTGCGCGGGGAGCAGTCGGCGACTGGTACACGCTGGAGGCGAAGTAGGTGGCGTACTTCGTGGCCGAGGCGTTGGCGTTGAGGTACTTTTTCAGGCGCTCCAGGTACACGTTGGCATCGGCCAGCGCCTGCTCTACTTTCATGGCCAGCAGGCTGTCGAGCGAGGCATCGGCCTCTTTCTGGTTGGCATCGTCAAGGCGGTACACGTTCAGTTCAATGGCGTCGCCGTTCAGGCCCAGCCCGATTTCAGGCACGGCCTTGGCAACGACCAGGTGGGCCAGCGCCGGCCGCACGAACTGGTCCAGCACCCGCACATTGTCGGCCGACAGGTCGCGGTCCATGATCTGCTCCTTCAACTCCAGATAGTACTCGCTGCCCAGCACCGGTTCCAGGCTGAAGCGTTCCATTTTCCGAAGCGTCGGCAGCAGGGCCAGGTACGTGAGCCGCGAGGAGCCAATGTTGTAGTGCTCGGAGAAAGCCGAAGCGGTATTCAGGAAGAACTTGTGCGAGGCCGTAGCAGCGGCGGAGGTGGCCCAGGCGGCAAACTCAGGCGCGTCGATGTGCTCGTCGAGCAGAGTCAGCGCCTTTTCCAGCGCATTGTAGCCCTTGCCCTGCAGGTTGGCGCGAAACTGGTTCATCTGCCACTGCGCCGGATTTTTCTGGTCCGTAGTCTGCGTGACCGTTACGCCCATATCCGTAATCTGCAGCTGGCCGGCCGGCAGGTAGCTGACCATTGCCAGCGTGGCCACGGCCAGGCGCAGCAGACGCAGCACGCTGGTTTCGGCCGCTGTCAGCTCATCGCCGGCCTTCACCTTGCTTTCCATCTGGTAGAAGAAGGCCCGACCCACCAGAGGCTTGATGCGGTCTTCTTCTACCAAGTCCATGTCAGGCTGAATAGAGGATAGGCTGAAGGTATTCTTGTTCACTGGGATGTATTCCCGGAACTGTTCGATAGTGGTAATGAGTCCCATAGTGCTATTTGGATTCCTGTTGTTTCGGCTGGCTTTCGGCCTGCGTCATAATGAATGGGTTGAGGAAGCGCCACACCACCGGCTTGCCATTGACCTGCCAGCCGTTGTAGCGGGAAATCAGGTTGAGCGGAGCCAGCAGCAGGTCGAGGTGGAATTGCGAGGTGCTGACGAAGTTGTTGAACAGCACGCGGGGCTCCGAGCCGCCCCCGGCACCGCCACCCATCCCCTTGCCGGGGCTCACGCCCATCAGGCTAGGGGCCACGCCCACGGCGGTATAGATGTGGCTGCTGGCCTCCTGCGAGTCTTCGATGTAGATACCATCCTTCAGCTTGTCGTCGATAGCTGTAATCTTGAAGGCGGCCACCTCCTGGTTGGTTTTCGGGTCCATGATGGTGGTCGTCATCACGGTTTTGCCGGCCCCGTTGGTGCCCTGCATCACGTCGTTGAACGCCTGGATTTCGTCCTCCAGCAGCTTCTTTTTCTCGTCGCGGGTCAGCCCGTCCCAGTCGCCGTACTTCCACACCCAATAGGCCGAATGCACCTCAATCAGGTATTTCACCGTGAGCTGGTTCTTAAAGAGCATCTTCTTGAACTCCGGAATGGCCGCCGCCACGTCGAGCCAGCCGGAGCGGCGCACTGAGTTCCACGAAGCCAGTTGGTAGAGTGCCTTGTCGGGGCTGGGAATGCTCAGCGGGTAGATGTACTTGAAGCCATCCGTGCGGCTGCGCAGGTTGCCCACGGCATCGAAGTAGGGGTCGATGGTGGGCACCGTCGTCGAGAACTCGTCGCCGGGCTTGCCACCGTTGTCCCAGTTGGCATTGATGACCACGCCGGGCAGCGTGCCCTTCTTCGGCTTCAGGTAGCGGCACCACGCGGCCTCCTGAATCGTGATGAGCTTCACCTTCTGCCGGTTTTTCGACAGAATCAGCTCCGGGAAGGCGTTGGCAAAGGTGCTGATATCGTGCAGCCCCTCGAACGCGTAGCGGTCCAGCCGCGAATACTCAATGAATTCATCGACTTCCGGCAGCGTCTGGGCTTCGAAGATGGGCCGGCCATCCTTTTCCTTGCCGGTGATGATGCCGTACACCAGCCCACCGCCATACATCATGGAGGTTTTCTTCTCCAGCACCGAGGGCAGGATGGTGTTCTTCTCAATATCCTTGATGACGTTCTGCGGAAACAGGTTGTCATCCCCCCAGGGCGCAATTTCGTCGGAGCCCTCCGGCTTCTTTTCGGGGCTGGTGGGAGTTACGCCGGGCGCGTCAGCCCCGGACGAGCCGCCACTGCCACCCGGCGCGGCGGCACTGATGCCGGTGTTGAAGATATAGCCGCTGTCCGACGCATAGGCGACGGTCAGGTCTGCATTAACTACTACACTCATGATAGCACTACTTTTTTACCATTGAAGGCCAGTATCAGCCAGATATGCACTTTTCGTATTTGGGTGCTTTTGCCCTGCACCACGTTGCGGGTCGCGTTGGCGAAGTGGGCAGGCTGCCGGCCGGCACGCGGCGCGGCCTCCTCGGCTGGCACCAGCTTCTTGCGCTGGCCCTGCTTGGGCCGCGAAAAGCGGCAATGGTGCCACTCCACGATTTTGCCGGCCTTTTTGCGCTTGCGGTCTGCCAGCACAAAACGGAGCGTGAACCCCGTTTCGGCCTGCTCCATTTGTTGTAATGCGTCAGCTAGTCGGATAGAATTCGGAATCATCAGGACGAAATTCCGCCGCCTGGAAAGCGGGAAAAAGGACAGAAAATCAGCCAGTGAACAGGCCGAAAAAACCCAGTCTCACAGCATAGTGCCCTGACGATAGCAGGAAGGCCGTTTTTGCCCTCTCCGAATCCGTTTTAGTCTCAAATTGTCGTTGCGCACCCCGACGCGCACTGTCGCGTGTGGAAATTTCCACGAGAGCCCCCAGGGGATATACCATTAGGCTATTGAGCACAAAAAGCCCGTTTGCAGGCTGCAAACGGGCTTTTATCATTGTTTCCTCTCAACTAACCGACATGGATGTCGGTCACATGCCGCTTAGCTGCTCACGATGAGCAGTCCCTGGCTCTCGGGAGTCGAGCGGACTACATGCTTGTCGATGCTCAGGAAGTGCAGGTCCACCGTGTCGGTGAAGTGCGTCGCCTCCTCCCCTGGGATGGTCTTCTTCCGCTCACTGCTCTTATCCTTCTCAATCTCGCCCTTGCTGTTCTCCTTCAGTGGGGCCATGCTCATGGCCGTCAGCGTGTGGCGGCAGTTGACCTTGTTGAAGCGGATGAGCAGTTGCCGGGCGTCCTGCTCACCGAGCAGGTCGATGCCCAGCTTATAGCGGTGGGCATAGCTGGGCACGCGGCCCTGGTTGAAGTGACGCACGCGCCAGCCCCGCAAGCGCAACTCCTCGGCGAAAGCCTGGTTGTAGGTGAGCTTACTATCGGGCTTACGGGCGTTGCCCCACTCACTGTCCTCAATGAAGTGGAACTCCTTGCACAGATGGTGGGCATAGTAGTCACAGAACAGCTTGGCCAGGTCTTCAATCAACTTCGGGTGCTTGACGTGGAAGTCCTTCAGGAAGCGGTACTCGCCGGCCTCCTTATGAATCTGGCCAATGAGCAGGCAGCTGATCTTGCTGCCCCAGTCCACCGCCCCACGCAGGGGCAGGTGCGCCAGGCAGTCCGCATCGAGCATGCAGCCCGGCTCCCGGAGCTTGGCCATGTTGAAGTTCAGACCGGTGATGTAATCGTTGGCCATGCACTCCTCGGCATGGTGGGCAATGTTGAGCCGCGGATAGAAGCCGGCCTCTACCGTTGCGGGCCGCTGGTTAAGGATTTCAATCAGGAACACGAAGTCCGACAGCTCCCGTCGCTGCTCCTCCAGGTAGGGAATGCCGATGTTGCCCAGGTTATCGAAGATGTTGGCCTCCGAGTAGAGCAGCCCTTTGGGCGTTTCCTGCTTGGCCCGCTTCATGGCCTTCGGATTCGGGTAGAAGCGCAATTGTCGGCTCAGTTCCAGTATTTCCTGGTAGAGCTGCATGCGGGTGCTCATGCTGCGGGAGTCGACGAACTCCAGCTGCAGCTTGATCATGCCGTTGCGCACCGTCTCGAAGCCGTTACCGTCCCGCTCATAATAGAGCGAGTCCTGCAGCAGCCATTTGCCCTGGTCGCCCCACGGCATCGACGAGAACAGGAACTTGCCGTGGTGCAGGTCGCACCCCTTCCAGTAGTCCTTATTGCCCCGGTTGGAGGCAATCACGTCGGTACCGAGCTTCTCGCGGTCCAGCAGCAAGGCTTCGTCACCGATGTACCCGTCCAGGTTCAGACCACGTGAGCTGGAGCCGTTGCCATCCTGCGAAATCAGATGAAAACCGGCCCCGGTGTAGAAAACAATGAAGTGCTTATAGCTGACCGGCCTCTGGAACGGCTCAGGCCAGTTCCAGTTTTCGGGCGGCTTGCGGCCGATGAAGTAATGCACGTCCTTGATGTAGCCGAGCTTTTCGAGTTGGGCTATCGTCGAGGGCAGCGTGCGGGTCAGCAACTGGCCGTAGGTAGAACCAACGATGCCCCAGCAGCTGCGGGGCATCTTGGTTACAATCATGTGGATCAGCCAGGCGATGATGGTCGACTTGCCGGTGGCCCGGCTCCAGAGCGACACGGCCGAGGCCAGCTTCGAAAGGATAAAGCGAAGCTGGGGCCGGTTGAACTTGAGCGGCTTAACGTCCGGTTTATTCATCGTCATCACCCTCCTCCCCATCCTGGGCCTCCAGCAGCAGGCCGCGCATCTCTTCCAGCCCCACGTCGCTCTGCTCCACCGCCTCTACCACCTGGGCGTAAGTTTCCCCGTCAATCTTGTTCAGATTGCCCAAATCGATGGTTTTCGTTTGCCCGTCGCTGCCGGCCAGCGTGATGTTGAGCACGTAGGAACGGTTGGCCAGCACTTCCGGCGTCAGTGCATTCGAATCGTCCTTGTCCAGCCCTTTCAGGATGGCCATGTTCTTGATCGAGGCGTTCATGGCCTTCAAATCCGGTGGTTTCGCCGTAGCCGCCAGCTGGAATACCTTCATGGCAAACTCGTACAGGATATGGCGAATACCATCCTTGTAGGAGCGCGTCACGTCGCCAAACAGCCGAATAGCCTCGGTGCAGCGCCGGTACGCGGTGGCCCGGCTGATATCAAAGCGCCCGGTGAGCAGCGGAACGGCCTGCTCCATGCTGTGGTAGTTCACCAGCAGGCCGTGGGCGGCTTCCAGCTGCTCCTTGCGCTTTTTATCGTCGTCGGTCAGCCGCTCCTCGGCCCCCTCGTTCAGATAGGAGGCCCGGATGCGGTCCAGCGCCGTTTCAGTGGCGTTGGAGTAGTTCGGGTTACTCGAAGAGGGCAAGTTGCTCATGGGTCAGCTCCTCTCCGTTGCGCGTCACCGTGAAGCGGCGCTGGTTATCACGCATAAACTTCACCCAGCGGCGCACGTCCACGTCGACGTAGCCCGGATCGAGCTCTATCACGTGGGCTTCCCGATCCAGCTTCTCACAGGCCACCAGCAGGGAGCCGGAGCCGCTGAAGCCGTCGAACACCACATCTCCGGGCTTGCTGGAGCACTCCAGCAGGTATTCCAGAATGGGCAGCGGCTTCATCGTCGGATGCTCCGCATTGCGCTGCGGACGGTCGAAGTTGAGCACCGTGGTCTGCTTCCGGTCCGAGTACCAAGTATGGGCCGCGCCTTCCTTCCAGCCATACAGGATGGGCTCATGCTGCCAGTGGAAGTCCTGCCGGCCCATCACGAACTGCTGCTTCACCCACACCAGACACTGGCTGAGTTTCAGGCCCGCGTCCTGCATGGCCAGGCGGAAGTTGGCTCCTTCCGAGTCTGCGTGAAACACGTAGATGGGCGCACCGGGCTTCATGAAGGTGAAGCAGTTGGTGTAGTAGTCATAGAGAAACTCGCGGAACGAGGCATTATCCATGCTGTCGTTCTCAATCTTGAGCGCATCCTTGGTCTTGCCCTGGTAGTTGACGTTGTAGGGCGGGTCGGTATTGACCAGGTCGATGAGTTTGCCGGCCAGCGCCCGCGCTACTACGTCCGAATCCGTCGACGAACCGCACACGAGCACGTGCTGCAGTCCTCGCGCGTCGCTGCTCAGCTCATAGACGTCGCCGAGCACCGACACCGGTTCTTTGGGCGGCGTGGGATCGAATTCCTGCTCTTCCGAGGGCAGCAGCGCCAGCGCCTGATTGGCCAGTGCTTCGAGGCCGGCCAGCATGCTGGTGTCGCCGATGGCACCCAGGTCGATGTGGGCGAAGTTGTCCTGCAGGCTCTGGTAGTCCCAGATACCGGCCCCCACATTGGAGGTGATGTTGTACTCGTCGAGTTCTTCCTTCGTGAGCAGCCGGTTGGGCATCCGCACGTCGATTATCTCGTCGCCACGGCCCAAATCGAGCAGGATGCTCAGGCGCTGGTGGCCGGCCAGCACCACGTCGTCGGTGTTGATAGCCGGGATTTCGGCGAGGTTGAACTTCTGGATACTGCGCATGAGGCGCACGCGGCCCTCTTCGGTCAGGATGCGCGGGTTGTAGCTCAGGGGCACCAGGTCGCGCACTCGGCGCTGCACGGTGGTCCAGGATAGTGGGGCTAGTTCTTCGGTCTGCATTATTGGGATAGTTTGGATTCGAGTAAGTCGATGTTGGCCAGCACCTGCGCCAGGTCGGCGGCGCGGTCCGGGCGGTCCTGCAGCTTGCTGCGCTGGGTGCGCAGCAGCTTCAGGCGGTACTGGATGTCGGGGCGGGTGGTGAGCTGCTCCAGCGCCGGCTCAGGCGCGGCGACGGGTGGCGGCTCGGGCAGCGTGCCGTGCTGGGCGTAATATGCCTCGGCCGCGTAGCTCTCCTGCAGCTTATCCCCGAGGTCGAGTATGCGCAGAGCCGCTTCGCCCCGTTCGGCTTCGGTGAGCAGCTCCAGCCGGGCGTGCAGGTACTCCCGCTCACTGAGCAGCGGGCGGCGGGCATCTCGCAGCTGCTGCACCACGTCGGGCGTGGTGGCAGCAGGCGCCTGGGGAGGATGGGTATGGGAAGGAGGGGCCGGCGTGCCGGCGACGAGCTTGCCCAGCTCCCGGGCCAGCACCTCGCGGCTGTAGCTGGTGCAGCTGGCAGCCAGCAGCCGTTTGATCAGGCCGCTGGCACCGTGCTGCTCATAGAGGGCGACACCAGTTTCGTAGTCCTGCTCCGATGCCAGCCAAGTGGAAATTTCCGCGTTCATGAAGCAAAGCTGCCTCGGATGGCCACGGCTAAAAAGGACGCAAAAACGCCCCGACCTATCAGGCCGGGGCGTTTCATCAACAGCTCCTTCTCTCCTACTTCCCTTTTGCCGCAGTGGAAGCTGCTGATGTTGTGCGGCGCACCTTCCGCAGCTTCAGGTACGTCGACTCGCCCTGCTTCACTACCAGCTCGTCGGCCTCGGCCACACTGAGGGTACGGAGGTCGATGGTCTGGTAACCCAGGGCGCGGACCACGTAGCGGCCCGGCTCCTGAGTTGCCTCGTACTTGGCGGCTACGTCCGGGCGCAGCAGTTTTTGCCAGTCCTTGTTCACGGCTTAGCCTCCTGCGGGCGTTACCACGCCGGTGCTGGCTGCGATGGACGAGCCATCCTTCAGCTTGATGTCACCTTCGTAGAAGAGCAGGCCGTTGGCATAGCCCTCTACTTTGAACGTGAAGCCGTTCCGGCCGCTGCCCAGCGTACCAGAGTCGTACTCGCCCAGGATTTCCACGCCCAGACCTTCCTGGCCCAACTGGAGCACCGTGCCATCGGCGGTGGTCACCAGCATGATAGCCGAGTGGTTTTTGATCTGACGATCAAACTCAGCCGCCTCCTTCGCGTTGCCCGGATGGAAGAACGTGAAGTCGATTTTCTTGCCGCGGCCGTCCCGTTCACCCACGTTGCCCAGTTTGAGTTGGGCGGTGCCCAGCGTGCTGTAGCACTTCACGAAGCCTTTGCTGGCAGCAAAACCGTGCGTACCATCCACCGTTACCGAGTCGCCGGCACCCGTACTGGTCTTCACGCCCTTGATGGACGTGAAGTCCTGCTCAGCAGCAATGAAGAGGTTCTGCTTCAGGCCCGGCGTGTTGTCTTTGCCCTGTGGGCCTTTGAGATCAAATAAATCCATAATTCGGATCGGATTGACGTATAAAACTTATGAATTCAGCCTGCTGACGCGGGCTTACTTAGCGGCTTAGACTTTGCGCAGCAAGCCCGAACCAGTCTTCACCAGCGCGGCCAGCACTTCTTTGTTCTTCTGCAGGTCTTTGGCTTTCACCTCGGTGCCTTCGTAGTTGAACTGCTGCGCCAGCACCTGGTACTGCGTCTTGTCGTGCGTCACCACTACCAGCGTCGGCGTTGCGGCCTCGGCGTTGGAGAGCTTTTCGCTCAAATCACCAATGGCCTCTTCGGCAGTGGCGTTGTCCTGCTTCAGTTGGGCGTTTTCAGCTTCCAAGCGAGCAATTTTCTGTTCTGGGGTTTCAGTGTCCATGATTGTGGCTTAATGACAATGAGAAATATGACGGTACTCGGATGACGAAGGCCGGCACCCGCGTGGGGTGCCGGCTCGTCGGGGCGCTTAGGCCAAGTCCTGGTCGTTGGTGTAGACGATTTCCGGGATGATGAAGCCCACACCCTTGCTCCAGTCGCTGTACACCTTCACCTGACGGTCTACATTCTCCACCTGGAACTTGCCCTGGTTGCCGGTGCGCTTGCCCAGCACGAGGGCGTTGGCCTTCGGCGTGCACCAGATTTTGTTGGCACCCGACATCGAAGGCAGACCAACCACCGTGATGTTGGTGTTGTTGATCTTGTCGCCCAGCATGCCTTCCACTTTCGTGTTCTTGCCATACTTGCGCTCCTGGCCACGCAGGAAGCGGCGCTGCACCTGCTCCGACACAGCCAGCTGCATCGGGATGCTCCAGTAAGCCTGGCCGATGCGGTCAGCGAACTGCTCCAGCTGCTCTACCAGCGCTTCGGGGTCCGTTTCCAGCGCACCCGTCACGATAGGCGTGATGCGGCCGGCCGTGATGTGGGTGTTGATGGTCTTCTTCAGACCATTCATCGACGTACCGGCAGCGCCAGGCGTGCCAGCAGTCGGGGCTACATACACGCCGTTGTACACCTCCAGCAACTCGTAGTCCTGGTTCGACTGCGGAATCAGATACTCTTCGATGTACCAGCGGATGAAGGGCCACGACTTGCGGTCAATGCCTTCCCCCGTAAGGAAGCCGAGCCACGAGGCTTCCAACTCGTCGGGGTATTCGGCAGTGTCGATTTTCATCTTGAACTGCTCGATGCCAACGGGCGTGAACGTCACGCTGGCCAGCGGCGTGTACGCCTTCTGGAAAGGCTGCAGCACGCGGGTCATGAGGGTTTTGGCCGCACGGTACACGGTTTCATCCGTCAGGATGGGCGTGAGCAGCGAGTCGGTAACACTCGGGCGGAACAACAGCTTCGCGAGACGCTGCAGGTTTTGGCCCTGGTTGATGTAATACGCGCCGAATTCGGCGATAATAGCGGAGGTTTGGAGGCTCATCGCTTCGTAGTGATAAAATGAAAAGTTGGAATCGTTGGTAGCTAGTGGGACAACCCGCGCCTAGTTGAAGCGCGGGTCGTTGTCGAGAGCCTTGTTGTGGTCGAGTTCGGCAATGGCCTTGTTGTGGTCCACAGCACCGGACTCTGCTACATCGGACTTCTCCTTTGCAGCGCTGGTGGGCACTTCGCCGGGCTGGTTGCCGTACTCGTCGGCCTTGGCTACGGCCTCATCACGCTGCTTTACCAGCGCCTCAATCGAGTCGACACCGGCAGCAGCCAGGGCAGCGGTGGTAGCGTTGTGGGCGGTGGTGGCAGCTTCGAAGGCAGCCAGCGCGTCGGCCGACACGATGCCGGCTCCTTTGATGTTGGCCGCGTCCAACTCCTCGTTGGCAGCGTCGACGAGGCTGGCCGTTACGGCCGCACCCGTCAGGCCGGCCAGTGCAGCGACGGCCGGGAAACGTTTCAGAAAACTCATAGTATTGGAATTGGAATGGTTGGCTTGGGTAGCGCCGGCCTCAGTGGGCTCAGCATCAGTGCCGGTGGCCAGCGCAATAGCGCGCTGCACGGCATAGTCGAAGGAGCCCACCGCCGTGATGAGCCCCATTTCTTTGGCTTCGGAGGCGAAGAACATGCCGCCCTTCAGTGCCTTTTCGGCCGTTTTTGGATTGAGCCGCTCCCCAATGGCCGACTTCACATGGTCGTGAAAAACAGCCCGCAACGGGTTGAGCACGTTGGCCTTGTAAGGCTTGTAGTCGCCACCCAGCGCGGCGAAGAATTCGGAGTTCTTATCCTCCGAGCCATCGGCCACCATGTCGTGAAACTTCACGCCCAGCTTCTCCAGCGCGGGCTTGATGTCCTGAAAAGAGGCCATCACCCCGATAGACCCGATGCGGCAGGTTTCGTTGTTGAGGATGATTTCGGGGCAGGCAACGGCAGCCCACACGGCAGCCGAACCAATCATACCATCCGAGTAAGCAACGATGGGTTTGTTCAGCGCGGAAAGGCCTGCGGCAAACTCTGCTGTCCCATCCACCGAACCGCCGCCCGAATCGATATCGAGCACGTGGGCAATGACATTGTCGTGGCGGTCAGCCGCCTGGATGGCACGCAGCAGCGACGCGGTGCCGGGCACATCGGTACACAGGCCGACCTGGTCCTGCTTCATCATCACGCCCTTCAGCTGGTGCACGGCCACGGCCCCATCGGGCGCGTCGTCGTACTTCTTGGCCTTGGAGCGGCCACCACCAGAAGCGGCGGCGAACAACACGAAAGCCTCCTCAGCCGGAGCAGCCGGCGCACTAGCTGTGGCCGGCTGCCCACCATTGAGCATAGCCGCAATCTGCGGCAGATAACCGAACACCGTCTCGCTCTGGATAGCCCAGGGCGAACGTAGTATGGCGGACAAAAGATGATTGACTTGCATCGACTTGGGTAAAGAATCGATACAAAGCTGCCGGCACCGCTTACCGGGAAAAAGGACAGAAAAAAGCCCCAGCCGGGCAGGCTGGGGCTTTCATTCGTCCAACTCCGTATGAGGTGGTTATTGCACCCCGACCTGCCCCTCCGGTGCAGGCAGATCGGGCTCCTGCGTAGCAGCCTGCCGTTGCGGGTCAATGACCGGCACCACCTTGCCGGCCACTATTTTCTGGCCCGCCAGCACGTCTGACAAATGCATTCGGGTGCCAACGGTTACGGTGCCCTGCAGCGCGTCCTGGTATTCTTCGATTACTTCTACCAACATCAGAGTACTATTTCGCGGGTTCCCCCGTCCGTGAATGTCATTTCGCCGCCTAAGCTCCCTTTGTTCAGGGCCGGGCCATCGGCCTCATTAAAGTCAAACTCAATCAGGGCGACGCCGTTGGCCTCGATCAGCAGGTAGTCAATCATGCCGACAAACGCGGCATTGCCCGTTCGGCCCGCAATATAGAAAACAGCATTCTGCACTACCGTCGGCGCGAAGTTGGGAACGGTGATAGCGCCACTGGCCCCTCCATCCAGCAGGCCGTTCAGCTGGCTGCTGGCATACCCGTACTGTATTTCGTGCAGGCCCTCGTCTGTAACCGTGGCGTTCAGCGGCATGCGTACCTCAACGCCCGTGGCATTGGCCGGCGAATACAACTCGTATTTGCCCGCATTGAAGTTGTAAATCATCGACCAGATGTCGGAAGGCCCACTTTGCACCCCGAACACATACGCGCCCGGGCTCTGGAGCTGCTTCAGGCGAACCACCATGCGCCAGTTCAGGCCCAGCGTTAATCCGGCCCCGGCCGTTTGCAACGTCCCCGTCGCGCCCGGCCCCACCAGCACGCCCCGATTGATAGCGCCGAACGAACGGAAGCCGCCGGCAGATTTTCTAAGTGGAATCGGCATCAGGAAAGTGTAAAGAGCGTGTAAGCATTAAAGGCGGTGTTGGTGCGCTGCGGCACCACGACGAGTACCACATCTGTGGTGCCGGCCGTGGCGAAGGCGGCGGCTATATCCGCCGTCACGTCCGCATCACTGGTGCGTTCCGGGCCCCAGGCGGTGTTGTCGCCGGACTTGAGTACCTGCGCTTTGTAGCCGCTGGCATTCACGTTTCGCACCACGGCGAAGGTTTTCGCCGTGGTCAGCACGAGCTTATCCGTGCCGGCGCTGCCATCGGTGGTGGCCTGGTAGGGCTCGGCGCTGGTGCCGCCGGGAGCCGCCACCACCTGCGTGCCGTTCAGAATGGTGGTACCCGCCGGCAGCACGCTGGTGCCCTTCAGATACACCTTGCCGCCCCCGCTGAAGGTGTTATCCTTCAGGCCCACACTTTCCAGCGTCAGCTCCTTGCCGGCCGGCACCTTGAAGACAACTTGCGGGAAATAGCCGCCAATGAAGTGGGTGCCGCCCAGCCCGTTTATCTCAATAGTCCCGTTCTGCGCCACCAGATTAACCACTCTGGAATATTCGCGCACGAACAGCGTCAGGCCGTTCAGCTCCTGAATGTGCGGGCCGTTCTCCAAGTAGGTACCGGCCGCCAATTGCGCGCTGGAGAGTAGCGTGAAAGCGTAATTCAGCCGCACCGCCCCGAAAATACCCGTGAAACTGAGCGCATCCGCTAAGCTGGTGCCCTGGTACTGCCCCCCGCCTAAGCTGGTGGCATACACGCGCGGCATCAGCGGCCGGTTCAGCTTGTTCTGAATGCCGACCGATACCTTGTCCTCCGTTACTGCGCCGTTCTGCAGGTGGCCGGTGGCTACCGCCTGCCCGTGCAGCGTGCCGTAGTGGCGGATTTCATCGTTGTTGTTGGCATCCTCCACGGCCTCGAAGTGAATCTGACTTTCCGAGTGCGTGGTGGCAGCTAGTTGCTCAGGCGAGAAGCTGCCGCCAGTGGGCACATCCGCTGTCAGCGAGGCAAAATTGATGTAGTTCGGGTCATCATCCTCGCCCGTTGGTTCCGGATTCCAGGGTGCCTGCCCCGGCAGCGGCACTTTCTTCTTCAGCTCCAGCAGACGGGTTTGCCCGTTGCCGAAGGTCCATTTCACCACGTCGCCGGCTTCGAAAGGCTGATCCTCCAGTACCAGCGTCGGATAGGAATTTACCTTATCATCTTCTGAGCCCGAAGTCTGCACCCACAGGCACATGACCTTCTCCACGGTTTCGGGCTTCTCGTCCCGATATGCCTCAATGGTGCCCAGCGAGTGGCGGCGCAGCTGAAAGTAGATGGGAGGCAGGTCGATGCCGGCCAGCTCTGACGTCACGACTTGGCTGGCGGTGCCCCCGGCCACAGCCACGGCCGTCATCTCCGCCACCAGCATATACGTTGGAATCGTGGCCAGCGCATCCAGGTTGGGAATGCGGTACAGGCCACCACGGATATCGTTGGTGGTCGTGGCCAGCCGGTTCAGGAAGTTGCGCCGAATATCCTTGACAAACTCCTGGAAGGTGGCCTCCGTGATGTTCTGGAACTCATTATCGGCAAACCGGCCCAGCCACTTCGTCTCGAACTGCTGGGGTGATAAAGAGGGATTGGGAATAGGTACGGCCATTTAGTTATTGAATTTGCAGAGCAACCCGGAAGCCACTCTTAATAATGATTGTCTGGCCGGCCTGCACCGTGGCCATTAGCTCCCCTTTGCGGTTTTTCACCGTCACAGAACCCGTTCCTGTAGCGGCCCCAGTGGAGCCGCTGAGCACGCCGCCCCCGACCAGTGGCAGGGCTCCAGCATAGTACACGGCCGGGCGCGACAGCTCCCCGGTAAACTGCAGATCAATGCCGGCGCGGGCGGAGGGGCTGCTGCCCTCGCTGCCAGAGCGGAACACCAGGAAAGACTCGCGGCTGCCGACCAGCCGCAGCCGGCCGGCCATGTCACGCAGCATCACCAGGCAGCGCCGCCCCTGCAGCGCCCAGATTGCCGCACCCTCGTCGCCGTTCTGGGCGCGGGTGGCATTGACCTTGGTGGCATAGGTTGTCACGCCTCGGGCCGCTTTCGGGGTCTCATCGAACTTGATGGTGTTCTGCGTCACCTTCAGCTCATACCAGCCAGTGTTGGGAGCCAGCTGCAGGTTGCCCAGGATGGTGCTGCCGTCCGTGGCCGGGTCAGCCAGCAGGTATTCCACCGGCAGGCAGTACAGGTTGAGGAAGCCCACCAGCCCGCCAGCCGTAGCAGCCGGCAGGGGCTGCGGCGTGAAGGGTGTGGGAGCCAGCACCTGGTCGATTGCGGAGGGTTGAGTTGAAGCCAC